TCGGACGCGGGCGATCCCGGTCGCGAGGCGAAGGGCCGACACAGTCTTTCCGCTCCCCGGAGGGCCGCCTAGACCGATGCAAATCGGCTCGCCGGAATTGTCCTCAGGGTTGACGTCGAAAGCGCGAGGCTTGCGGGGGCCGCCCATTATGCCGCACCCCCAAGCTCGATCGCCTCGCGGCGCTTGCTCTCCCATGTCGGCATTTCGACCCGGTCGACCTTGCTCCCGAACCCCGGCCATTTGCCGGCATAGAGGCAGCGGCCGAATATATCGAACGCCCGCTCGCACTCCTTGACCGCGCTATATTCCCAAGCCTTGCTGATCCCGACGGCGCGAGACGTGAACGGCGGCGTCGGCTTGATCAGGAGGTCGGCGAAATTGACCCGGCCGGCCAGCTCCGGGAATATCTGGCCGATCGCGTGAGGGTAAAGCGCGCCTTGCCGATCCCAACCCATGTTCAGCAAATGCCGCTCGACCTTCCCGTCATAGAGGTTCGCCGTGATCTTGGGATCGAGGATCGTCGCCGTCTCCTCGCTCCAAACGTCCATGAGGCCCCGGACCCAAATCGGGCCGGAGGGAGTCGACTCCTGATACATGAACGCGACCTCGGTCTCATAATGCGCCCCGTCGAGCGTCTCCTTGATCCGCTCCCGGATGACCTCGGCCATGATCTCGGCCTCCTCGAACGCGTCCCGCTTGATCGGCGTGAGGCCCTCGGCGATCGCGTTGTCGCGAAAGCTCTTGGCCTCCTTTGTCCGCCAATCCGGGAAGTCCCCGACCGCATAGCCGGAGCCTTTGCCGAGCGCGAGCTGGTGAACGATATCGCCGCGCCTCATGGCGACGGTCTCGGCGACGCGATCGGCCGCGTCCGGGTTTAACCTCGGATGCTGATAGGCGAAATCGAGCGGGGTCTCGCTCAAGAGGATTCCCATGCCGGAGTTCGAGAGGCTCGGTTGGGGACAGGGGTCGGCGTGATAGGTCTCGGCCGGCATGTCATAGACGAGGCCCCAACCCGTCCGATCGGGGCCGGCGTCGGCGGCCTTGGCCGGGACAGGCTCCCGGTCGAGGTCGTCAAATACGTTCTTAGTCATAGGTCACTCCTTAGCGCGATGAATTGAGGGTCCGGTCGATCTCGCGAAGCATATCGACGAGGCCGCTATTTTGGTTGTCGCCGGCGACCGCGTCGGCGATCCGCTTGAGGCTGATCGCGATCGACAAAAGCGCCACGTCCTCGGCCGTCGCTCTTGGGTTCTCTCCGGCCTCGGCGGCGACCGGCTCGATCGATTCGACGAGGGCGCTCATAGGAGCGACCCCTCCGGCTTGGGCGTCGAGAACTCCCTCATGGCCTGAGGCTTGCGCTTGGCGGCCTCCTTGGCCTCTGCGATCCCCTCGACCTTGAAACGGTTCGGCTCGTCGCTCGCGTGATCGTGGACGACCTTGAGATCGCCGCCAGTCTCGGCCGCCTCGGCCTTTTTGCGGCGCTTGGGCGGCTCGACCCGCTCGGGATCGGGAGCGCCCTTCACCGCGCCGGCTTCCATTATGATCCCGGCCCCGTCCTCGCCGACGGTCTCAAGCCAGATTTGGAAATCATGCTCGCGCGCCATGTCGGCGAGCGCGGCCATGTTCTTTGCGTCGAGGAGCGATCCGTCCTTGATCCTGCAAACCCGGAGCTTTGGGTTCGCGGCGATCGCGAGCGCGGTCGAGACCTTGATCCGTTGCGCTCCGGACGATTGCGAGAACGGCTCGCCGTTGAACGTGACGACAAGCTCGTCGTCGATCGTCGCGAACCCGAGGCCCTCGATCGGCATCTTTGCGGCCGCGAGCGCCTTTTCCCGCTCCTCTTGCCGGCGAGCCATGGTGGCCGTGAGGCCCTCGCTCTTGGCCTTGAGCGCGGCAAACTCCTCGGCGAGGCGATCGCGGTCGGCCTTGCGGGCGAGGACGGCGACCGTCCGCTCGGCCTCGGCGAGCCGGCGCTGGACGTCCGCGACGTCGACCGGCTCGTCCAGCGGCGGGAGGGCGGCGAGTTCAGCCTCCCGCTCGCCGGTTCCTTTGTCGAGCATGGCCGCGAGAGCGTCCGCGTCCTCCGCTTCCTTCCTCAGACGCCCCGCCGTGGCTCGGGCCTCGGCGGCGTCGGCCTTGCGTTGTTCGATCGTCCTCGCCCGCTCCGCACGATCGCGGCTCTCCCGGTCGAGCGCGCTGTTCGTCTCGGCCGCGCCGGCCAGCTCGGCGACGATCGCGTCCTTGTCGACCGGCTCCGGCAACTCGGCCGGGAGGATGATCGCGTCGAGCCGGCTCTTGAGCTGGACCCCGTCGCGGTTGACCTCGCGGCGCTCGGCATAGTCGCGGCGATCGGCGGCGGCCAGCTCGTCGAGGTCGACGTCCAGCTTGACGAGCCTCCGCAGCTCGGCCGCCTGATCCTTGGCCGCCATGTTCGCGAAGGCGAGGGGGTCGAACGTGATCGCGCCGACAAGCTCGTCGAGCTTCGATTGCGCCTTGCCATATTCCGCGCCCTCGGCGTTCTCGACCTTGAGCTTGGTCGTCCCGTCGGCGTCGAAATATCGCGTCACCCTCAGCTCGCCCATGTCGAGCCGGATGATCGCATATTCCTCCCCGGTCCTAACCGGCTTGATCGGGGCGGCCTCGGCCCCGCCGATCGCGGCAAAGATGGAGTCGAGGAGCGACGTCTTGCCCTCCTCGTTATTCCCGCCGACCCGGTTCAAATGCGGCTCCGGCGTGATGTCGACGGCGGCGAGGCGCTTGAACCCCTCGGCCTGTAGGCGGACTATTCTCATGAGCTGATCCTTTGAAAGTCGGGCCGAGGTCACACGCCCCGGCCCGAGGGGAGTTAGATTTCGAGGGTATGTTCGCCGCCGGCCTTGTCGACCGCGACGACGCGGCCGTTGCGCGGCTCGATCACGTCGACCCCGACAACCTTGCAAGAGACCCCGGTTAGGGCGTCGACCCCGTTGATCGTGATACGTCCGCCGGCGCGGCGAGCCTTCCAATGTCTGAGCGTCATAGTCTTTCCTCCCCCGATAGGTTGACCCTTGACCGCGCTATCGGGGGAACGCGGGAGGGTTGGTCGGCTAGGCCGATCCTCGCGGCGGGAACCGAGGGGCAAGCCTCGGGGAACGTGAGGCAACAAGGCCCCCGCCGTCCGGTCGACTTAGTCCTCCTTTCCGTTCTCGCCGGCGGCCGATCCGCCGGACTGATGAAGCGCCCCGCCGGGGGCATAGCTGGCCGGATCGGTCGGATCGGCGACCTTTTCCAGCTTGAGGGCGGGGTCCTTTTCCATGAGGTCGGCCATGGTCTCGGCGTTGATCGGAACCGCCTCGACGATATGGTCGCGAGCTTGCGCGGCCGTCGCCGCCTTGACGAGTCGGACCTTGTCCGACCCCCGGATTTGCATCTTGTAAATCGCCACTCAGGGCCTCCTTTGACGTGAGAATCACGGCGCGGTTTTACGCGCTCCGCGTCAAGATCATTGCTCCCGATGCTCGTCGATCGCAAGCCGGTTTTTCGCCTTGCGCGTAAATCATTCCGGAGCGTATCAGTCGATCGAATCTCACAACGGCAGGGAATCGGATGAAAAAGCTCAACCCCAAGATCGACCCGGACGCCCCGGCTTGGCGGATCGCCTCGCTATGGGAGACCAATAGCAAGTTCGCCCGCGCCCTCGGCCGGACGCCCTCGACGACTCAGCGTTGGCTGGAAAAGGGGACGATCGACCCGGACTATCACGCCGAGATCATCGCCGCCGCCAAGCGTGACAAGAAGAAGCTCCCGCCCGACGCGTTCGTCGATCGCCGGCTCTTTGCCTCGACGCCGGCGGCCCCGCCGATCGAGAGCGCGGCCGCGTGACGGTTCAGGTTCTTGAGGGAAATTGCCGGGACGTCCTTGCGGGCCTTCCAGACGAGATCGCTGACTGCTGCGTGACTTCCCCGCCCTATTTTCAGCTCCGCAGCTATGGGAACCTCTCAGGCGAAATCGGCCAAGAGGCGAGGCTTGACGATTACGTCCCCGCCCTTGTGAGTGTCTTTGCCGAGGTCCGACGTGTTCTCAAAAACGAGGGGACGCTTTGGCTAAATCTCGGCGACACTCGATCCTCGGACAAGCAAATCCTCGGAGTTCCTTGGCGTGTCGCTTTTGCATTACAGGCAGACGGATGGACGTTCCGGCAAGATGTTATTTGGAGCAAACCCAACGCGATGCCCGAACCCGTTCGCGATCGCTGCACTACCGCGCATGAGTATCTTTTTTTGTTCTCCAAAGGGCGTCGCTATCATTTCGACACCGCGGCCATTGCCGAAAAAGCAACACAACCCCCAGGCGTTCCTAAGGCCGTGGCGCAGCATAAGCAGGCGGCCTTAGGCCGCGTCGGCGGCTCCCTCGGAGCTAATCAAGGCGCAAAGACTCGCAACCGTCGCTCGGTTTGGGAAATCTCGACTCAGCCATTCGCCGACGCGCATTTCGCCACCTATCCCCCCGCTCTTGTCGAGCCTTGTATTCTAGCGGGATGCCCGAAAGGCGGCACCGTCCTCGATCCATTCTTCGGCGCTGGCACAACCGGCCTAGTCGCCGACCGGCTCCAGCGTAACTGCATCGGGATCGAGCTTAATCCTGAATATGCCGAGATCGCCCGCGAGCGGATCGCCGAAAGCCGGGGCGGGGGCCTCTTGGACGTCATGGAAGGCGCAGCGTGACAAAGAGGGGGGACGGCAAGGGCGCGAGCTATGAGCGCGACCCCTTCGGCTGGTATGTCGAGGAGAGGTCGACCGTGGCGCAGCTCGCCGACGCGATCGCGTTCGAGACCGAGGGCGTCCCCGATCTCATTTGGGACCCCTCTTGCGGCGGCGGGAATGTCCTCGACGTCATGGCCGATCGCGGTCATCCTATCGTCGGGTCCGACGTGATCGACCGCCCGAAATGGAACCTCTCGACGTTCGACGGGGGCCGCTTTTACCGATCCAATTTCCTCCTCGCGACCAAATGGCCGACGCAACCGGGGCGGTCCCTCTCGATCCTTTGCAACCCGCCCTATAACGAGCCGGAAAAGGGGATCGCGGCCGCCTTCATTCATCGCGCGCTGAACTATATCCCGTTCCACCGGGCCGCCTTCATTGTCCCGATCGAGTTTCTCACGGGGCAGACACGCTATCGCGAGCTTTGGTCGAAGTTTCCGCCCTCTCACGTCTGCATCTATACCGAGCGCCCGGACATGCCTCCCGGCGAGCTTCTCGCGGCTCTCGGCGAGGATGCGCGGGGCGGCGGGATGCAAGATTTTTGCGCGGTCGTCTGGACCGCCGGCGGACCCTATCGAACCGAGACGATATTCCTGAGGCCGTCGACCGTCGACGACTCTTCCCCATCCCCGCGCCGGACGCGGCGATCGCAACAGCCGAGCGGATCGGCTCTCAAGAGGAACAGCTAGACAATGGCAAAGGGAACAAAGGCCGCAACGCCGCCCCCCGAGGAAACAGCGGACACGGTCGCCGCCGGCGCGATCGAAGGCGCGGGCGCGGCGCTTGAGGCCGGAGGCGACGCTCGCGACGTGGCAGCGGCAGCGATCGGCGGGGCAGCGGCCGCGACGGCCGAGGCGACAGGATCGAACGAGGCGGCCCCCGCCGAGGAGGCTCCGGCCGAGGATCATATCACGGCGTTCGAGCGCAACCTCGCTCGCCTTGAGCGGATCGCCGAGGAGGCGGATTTCGAGAGCGGGAGCCTCGTCGGAGATATCCGCGACGCCCTCCTCGATCTATTCCGCGCCCGCCTCAAGCCATGGGCGCAAATGTCCGCCGGCGAACAGGCCGACACGAATCGCGGCCTTGAGAGCATGGCAAAGACGCTCCTCCGGAAACTCGTCCGGGTCGTCGCCGAACAGGACGACGTCTCGGTTCACGCGACGCTCAAGGGCTACGCGGTCGACGGCGACACGTTCAAGCTCAAGGTTGTCGCCAAGGGCGACGCCGAGACGGCGGCCGAGCTGTTCAATATGGACGGGCATGAGGTCATTATGATCCGCGCCGACGCTCGCCAGCATTTCGGCCAGCGCAGGGACGGCGAGGTCATCCCCGACCAACCCGGCCTGAGGTTCGAGGGCGAGGAAGGAACGGCCGCGTCGATCTCCAATCAGGGATCGCTCGCGACGACCGGCGACGTCTCGCTCGGTCATCAGGCCGACGATAGCGATCTCGCCGGTCCCGAGGACGAGGACGAGGAGGACGACAGGGAGGGAGAGGCGATCGAGAAGCTCGAACGGGTCAACCTCAAGACGGGCATGGTCGAGTGGATTCGCGAGGATTTCGATCGCGCTTCGGTCCCTGAGGGCGACCCGTTCCCCGACGAAGCGTTCGAGGACGTTCGAGAAGCGACGGCCGAGGAGTTGGCCGCCGAGCGCGAGCGGACGGCCGATTTCAGCGACGCCTGATTTCACCGGACGGCGGGCCTCAGGGTCCGCCGCGAGGACGAGATCAGTCGCGGGAGTGGATTATGAGCTTGAGATCGCTGAAAGATCAGACCGACCGCGAGGACGAGGCCTATCGGGAGTTTCGCGCCGGCCTCGGCGCGGCCCGCGAGCATTATGACCGGATGACAAAGGACGAGGTTCGTCACTCGGTCGAGTGCAAGCTCCACGTCGCGCGCCTCGGCGTCTTTTGCATCAAGGCCGCCGGCGCGTTCTATAATTGCCGGGAGCGCCGCGTCGCGGCCGCAAAGCTCAAGGCCGAGCAAGTCGCGGCCGCCGCCGCACCCGACGAGGGTCCCGATAGCTACTCCGACGAGTGGCATTGGAGGAATCGTTGACCGTGATCGCCCTCATGATCCCCGGCCGCCCCAAGGGGAAGGGCCGCGCCAGATTCGCCGGGAAGGGTCGACCGCCGATCACGCCCAAGGCCACCCGCGCGGCCGAGCGCGAGATCGCCCTCGCCTTCCTCGCGTCCAGAGTAGGAAAGACGCGGGGCCTCATGACCGGGACGATCGCCCTCACGATCGAGGCGATATTCAAGGTCCCGAAGGGATGGAACAAGGCCGATCGAGCGGCCGCTCTCGCCGGCGAAATGGAATATACCGGCAAGCCTGATCGGGACAATATCGAGAAGCTCGTCATGGACGCGTTGAACGGCGTCGCTTGGGTCGACGACGCGCAAGTCAACCGAGGCGGGGTCGTCCGCCGATATGGGTCGCCGGAGCGCGTCGAGATCACGATCGAGGAGCTGATCGCGGCCCCCGGCCTGAAATCGCCGCCGGAGCGCCGTAGGGAGGCGAAGCTCGCGAGCGGGGTCCCTTTACGCCCCAAGCGTAAGAGCGCCCGTCCCGAGGCTCCTAGAGCTTGCGAGTTACCCGCAATCGGAAAGCGGATTCGATGACGGCGCAAGTCCTATGCGGCGACAGTCGCGCTCTCCTCGCCGAGCTGGCCAACGACAGCGTCGACTCTTGCGTGACCGACCCGCCCTATGAGCTGACGAGCGGCAAGCGGGGAGGGAGCGGGGAGGCGAGCTTGAACGTGAACTCGCCAGCCGGGAGGTCAAGGATCGGAACCGGCGGCTTCATGGGCGCGAGATGGGACGCGACCGGCGTCGCTCACGACGTGGAGTTCTGGCGCGAGGTTTTCCGGGTCCTCAAGCCGGGAGCGCACCTAGCCGCGTTCGGCGGGACCCGGACCTATCACCGAATGGCGGTCGCCATAGAGGACGCGGGGTTCGATATCCGCGACCAACTCGCTTGGGTCTATGGCTCGGGATTCCCGAAATCGCTCGACGTTTCCAAGGCTATCGGCAAGGCGGCGGGGGCCGAGCGGGGGCGGTATCCGCGAGCAGCATTTGGCGGCACATTTAGCGATGACGGCGGCACCACCTACGGCACCGCGATCAGCAACGAACCCGCCACAGACGCCGCCCGCCAATGGCAAGGATGGGGAACCGCCCTCAAGCCCGCATGGGAGCCGATATGCCTCGCCCGCAAGCCGCTCGCCGAGGGAACGGTCGCCGCCAACGTCCTCGCGCATGGGACCGGAGCGATCAACGTCGACGCTTGCCGGGTCGGGTCTGAGGGCGGGACGAAAGCGGTCGATTTCGTCACGAAAGACGACGGGCGTCTAGAGCGTTGGGACGAGGGGCCGAGCGGCAAGGGCGGAACAAGCGAGGCGCTCAACCTCGGGCGCTTCCCCGCCAACCTATGCCATGACGGGAGCGAGGAGGTTCTGGCGGGGTTTCCGAGCGAGGCGGGCGGCGGGTTCGGCACGCGCGGCGGCGGTCGCCAATCCGACTATGGATTCGGCGGGACTATGCAAGAGGTCGGCTTCGGCGACTCCGGTTCCGCCGCCCGTTTCTTCTACAGCGCCAAGGCCGGAAAGCTCGATCGGCTCGGCTCGGATCATCCGACTGTGAAGCCGGTCGACCTGATGCGTTGGCTCGTCCGCCTCGTCACGCCTCCCGGCGGAACCGTCCTCGACCCGTTCGCCGGGTCCGGCTCGACCGGGATCGCGGCGCACGTCGAAGGCTTCGACGCGATCCTCATGGAGCTGAGACCGGAAGCCGTCGCCGATATCGAGCGCCGCCTCGCTTACATCAAAGGCGAGGGCCGAACGACGGCGATCGAAGCGGCTCGACTATCCAGCCCCAAAGCGGCCCGCAAGGCGCGCGGCGGCGACACTCCTCTATTCTCGGAACCCGAAGCATGACCCTCCCGCCGCCGCTTACTCCCGCTCGATCGGACCTCCGGGATTTCGGTTTCATGCCGCTTGAGATCGTCCGGTTCAGGGGAAGCGATATCCTGTCCGAGGACGCCGAGGTCGTGCTCGCCGCGATCATGCTATGGACGGCCGCTTGGCATGAAACCCCGGCCGCGAGCCTCTCGGACGACGACAAGGTCCTCGCGCGGGCCGCCGGCTATGGCCGATCGGTCGCCGGTTGGCTGGCCGTAAAGGAGGGCGCGCTCCGGGGTTTCGTCAAATGCTCGGACGGCCGCCTATATCATCCCGTCGTCGCTCGACTCGCGAACGACGCGTGGAAGGGCAAGGTCGAACAGCGCCACAGGACCGAGCTTTCCAGACGCAAGAAGCACAACGAGCGCCACCCCGACAATCAACTCCCGCTACCCTCGTTCGAGGCCTTCTCGGCGCACTATCCGGATAATTGTCCCGACGACATAGGCGCCGTGTCGCCGCGACAACAGGAACTTGTCCTCGCGACAGAGGACGATTGTCCCGACGACGTCCCCCGCGACATTGCCTCCAAGGGACAGGGAAAGGGACAGGGAAAGGGAGAGTCATATAATAAGAACGACGATTCACGCGCGAAGCCGGACGCCGCGCCGCCGATCGACGATGACCCTCCCCCCGACAAGCCGGACCTCATGGGGATCACGCAACGCATCGCCAACGCCGGCGGCGTCTCGATCGTCCAGCCTCTCAAGATCGCGGCCGCAATGGACCTCGTCAAAGATTGGCTCAAGAACGGGATCGACGTCGACGAGACGATCATCCCGACGATCACAACGCGCCTCGCCAACATGATGGAGGGCGATCACGTCTCAAGCCTCGCCTATTTCGACGGGCCGATCCGCAAAGCTCACGCGCTCAAGGGGACGTCGAGGCGCAAGACGGTCGAGAAGCTCCCTCCGATCGCCGCAAAGGACGACCCGGACGACAGGATCGCAAAGATCAGGGAAACCCTCAAAAGTCGATGCGGATCGCGGACCTACGACGGTTGGCTCGCCCCCGGCCAAACCGCAATGCAAATCAACGGCGTCGGCCTTGTCGTCAAAGCGAGGTCCGGGTTTATGGAGAATTGGGTCCGAGAACATTTCGACGACACAATCCGCGTGATCGCCCAAGAGCAGGGCATAGAGGAAACAAGGATCGTCGGGATCAAATGAGCGACCTCGTCGCCCTCCTCGGCCGCGACAACGTCGATCGCCTCGCAAAAGCCGCAGGAGGAACCCGCGTCTTTGTCCCGAAGCATTTCGGCAAGCCCCCCGGAGGAGGGCGAGACAGCTCGGCCCGCCTGACCGCCCTATTCGGCGAAAGCCTCGCGGTCCTCCTCGTTTTCCACTTCGGGGACTCGACGATCTATGTCCCCCGAGACGGACCCCCGAAACCGATCAACCGTCGACGGCTCAAGCGGCTCGACCGCCAAGGCCTTCCCGCAAAGACGATCGCCCGGCTCATGCAATGCTCGGAACGCACAGTCGAAAGGCACCGGGCAAGGAACAAGATCAGCAAGCGAGAGGAGACGAAACCATGACGAATGAGCGCCCGACCGATCAAATCAACCCCGCCCAACCCGAGAAGCTCGGACTAGACCCGAGCCGTCATGATCGCGGATTTCCGCCAATTTCTCAGGACCCGAGGCGGGTCGAGGTCGGGTTTCCCTCGGATGCGGTCGCGCGCTTGCGTCGCGACATGGCCGCTGGACCGGCCGATCCGGAGCCGAGCTTTGACGATATCGAGGAGGTCCTCGCTTGGGTCGATCGCTACGTCCCCCAATGGGCGCAATGCGACGAGCGGGCCGAGATCGGCGGGATGAAAGTCCTCGTCCTCAGCGGCACCTTTCCGGGGTTCGAGGGCGATCCGGACCTCATCCGCGTCAACGGCCGCCCCTTCGTCCCTGAGACGCCCGCGATCGCCGAGGAGGCTATCCAAGCCGAGGACGACGAGGCGCGTTTTGGGGAGGAAGGGCGGTTCGCGTCCAGAATGTGCGGCGACGGTCGAGCGCGCGTTTACCTCGGGGCGCGTGACAACGTGATACTCACGATCGAGGGCAGCGGCGACGAGGTCGACGCCGGAAGCGAGGCCGAAAGGATCGCCGCTCGGCTAAATGCTCGGACATTCTCGACGATCGACCCGACGCCTGAGCGGACCCATGACAGCTCCTCAGCGATCGACGACGAGCCGGTCCCGCTCAGGGGCGGGGATCATGCCGCATGGCGGGAGCGGGAGGAGCCGAGATGAGTCACCTATGCCGGGTCCCGGACTGTCATCGCCCCGCCAAGGACGGACAGCTCATGTGTTGGCCGCACTGGCGAGGCCTCCCCAAGAAGCTCAAGGCCGCGATATTCGAGACGTTCCGCAATGGACCTCGCGCCTCCTATGACGAGAACGTCGACGAGGCCGTTCGCCTGATCGAGGCCAAGGAGAGAGGGGAGCAAGGATGATGCAAGGCCAAATCGTGACCTCGCGCCTCCTCATGGACCTTGAGGAGGTCGCGCGCCGGGAGAGGATGACCCCGCTCGATCCATGGCAGGGAGGCCCGGAGATCATCCCCGAGGATTGTCATGACGCGGTCGTCCTCAGGCTCGACGGGACGATCGAGCGCGTCCCCGACCCCTGCTATACCGATCCCGATTGGTCGACGATCGCCGGCATCCGCTATGAGGACCCGCTCGGGAACGAGGTTGATTTCGAGACCGAGGCGGATTGGGAGGACTATTGACGCGAGGCGCGTAAAGGGCCGAGGGTCGCGGTTGGCGAATCGAGAGGAGAGGATCATGAGGAACAACGGCCCGGAACAGCGCGTCGAGCGCGGCCGGGATCACATCGCCAGCCTCGCCGAGGCCGACGGGGAGATCATATTCGCCCGTCAAGTCCGCGCGGGAGCTTGGGATCATCGGAGCGATGTCGCGGCCGCGATCCGCTCGTTCGAGGAGGGCTACAATCATGTCGACTGAGATCAAGGACCGGATCGCGGCGATCGACGCTTTCGGCCGCAAGCTGGCGAATAAGATCAACGCCCGGATCGAGGAGGAAGGCCTCAAGGGGCAATCGCCGGCGACGCTCGCTCGGGTCGAGGAGCTGATCGAGGAGGTCAAGGAGGCCGAGTCGGAGGCTCTTGGCCTTGGCGGCCCCGCTCCCGATTATCGAGACGACCCCCTCGCCGACGATTGGGAGTTCACGATCATGCGCGGCGGGATTGCCGTCGCCCCGCTCGTCGCCCCGGCGCGCTACCTCGGGAGGGTCGGCCCGTGATCGTCGCGGCCTTCACCCTCGGCGCGATCGTTGGCGGGTTCGGCACCCTCGGCCTTGCCGCCGGCGCGCTCGCCAAGGCAAGGCCGGAAATCGACGCGCGCCTCAAGAAGCTGGCCGAGGATATGGGCGAGGACAGGATCAAGCGGTTCGCCGCCAACCTTCCGCCTGAGGTGGCGCGCGAGGTCGTCCGCGCCCATGCCTCGGCCAAGCTGGACCGGAGGCCGGTCGAATGAGGATCACCCCCGATCCCGACCGTCCGCTCTCAGGCCTGAGACCGAGCGCGATATTCGTCGACGATCTCGACGCCGTCGTCTCCTATCTCGACGATCCCGGTCCAGCCGACGCTAGTCCCGCTTGTGATCACAGGCACACGCTCGCCGATCCCCATTGCGTCAAATGCGGCGCGGTCGTCGGACGGTTGCGCGCGATCGTCGGCGACATGGCGGACGCCCCGGCCGTCGACGGGAGGCCAGAATGAGGCGCGATCGTTGCGGCTTCTCGGCCTTCGCGTTCTGGACATGGGCCGGATCGACGATCGCTGTCGTCCTCGGGCTTTGGGTCCTCGGCGCGTGACCGCCGGCGTCCAGCTTCACCTATTCGCCAAGCCTCGCCGGCATGACGAGGAGCGCCTGATCGCGCGCCTGAGGGAGGCCGAGCGGCCTCGTCCGGCGATCCCCGGTTGGGGCCGCGTATCGAGGGCCGAGGTCAAGCGCCTCATGACCCCGCTTCCCCGGATCACGGCCTATGACTGATCACGTTCGCAATCCCGGCCCGGAGGGTTGTCCCGCTTGCAATGCCGAGCTTGACCGGATCGAGCGGCGGGAGGCCGAGCTTCGTCGCGCCGAGGCCGAATGGCTTCTCCGGCGCAACTCCATGGATGCGTCCAGCTTCCCCGGCCGTGAACGCACAGCTCAAGCGCGCGCCGAGGTTGAGCGGTTGCGGGGCGCGTCCCTCAAATGAGCGCGGTCGAGGATATCCGCGCCGCCCTTCGGCAATGTCCGCCCCCGGCGGCCGGATCAGAGGGGACGATCCCGGCATGATCAAGGTCCCCAAGGGGAAGGCGCTCGTCGCCGTCCGATCCGAGGAGCAACCCGACGGCTCCTATCGCCATTTCCCGACATTCGTCGACGCCGGATCGGTCGAGACCTTTCCCGCGATCGAGCCGATCGACGTTTCCCCTCGCACCGTCTCACGCGGCGCGACAACCGAGCAAGGCAAGCTCCTATGACGACCCCGACCCCCTGCGATCGTACCGGATGCGAGCGCCGCGCGACCCATTATCTCCTTTTCAAGGTCCCGCCCCTCGGTCGACCCATGATCGACGCAAAGAAATGGATCGTCCGGCTCTCGCTTTGCATGGATCACGCGAAGGGCGCGACGATCGCCGAGGTCATCGACTCCGAGCTTGCCGATCAGGCGAGGGCCGCGTTCCAATCCCCGCCGGCGGACCTCGCTCGCGCCGCGCTTGAGGCTCGGCGGCTCGGCGATAAGGTCTGGACCCGGTCGAAGGGCAAGAAATCGGCATGATCCGACCCCTCGACACGTCCCGCCTCGGCCCGATCCGGATCACCCCGGCCCCTCGTCATCGCGCTCGCCAGCTCTACGCGGACAAGGTCGAGGAGACCGGCCCCGCCTATCGGAACCTCGCCAATTCGATCCGCGCCGGCTTCTCGAACGTCTGGATCGAGGCGGCGATCGCGGCCGTCGACGCCGCTTTCCGCGCCGATCCGGAGGGCGACGAATGAGCGAGGGCGAGGTCGAAACCGTCGATCAGTACGGCCGGGGCAAGGACAACCTCACGCCCCGGCAACGGCTGTTCGTCATGGAATATCCGGTCGATTGGAACGCGACCCAAGCGGCGATCAGGGCCGGCTATTCGGTCAAATCGGCCGCTGATATCGGGTCCGAAAACCTTCAAAAGCCGGCCATAATCGAGGCCCTCACGCGGCACATGGCCGGGAGGGAGGAGAAGGCCGGGGTCGATCGCGCTTGGGTCCTCGCCCGCCTCGTCAATACCGAGGCCGAGGCCGCTCAAGCGATCGAGGACGGGAAGGCGAACAAGGGCCTCGGGGTCGCCACGGCTCGCGCTCATAGGCTTAGGGCGTTGGAACTGATAGGGAAGCACGTCGACGTAGCGGCGTTCCGATCGCAGTTCGGAGGCGACGCCGGCGGCGACCATGGCCGGCTTTGGGATTTGTCGAAGCTGGACGACGAGGAGCTTGATACCTTTGAACGCTTGCTCGCAAAGATTTCCGTTGCCGGAGACGGTTCGGTTCGAGCGGACGACCCGGCAACAGCGCCGGGAGAGGGAGCGCACGTCTCGGAACCTTGAGACGATCCGCGCCAAATGCCGGTCGCTATATGGGTTTATCGAGGAGTTCTGGCCGGTCCTAGAGCCGAGCGTTCCCTTCGTCGGGGGCTGGGCTATCCGGGCCGTCTGCGATCACCTTGAGGCCGTGACCGCCGGCGATATTCAATATCTCCTGATCACGGTCCCGCCGGGGATGATGAAATCGCTCGCGGTCGCCGTCTTTTGGCCGGCTTGGGAATGGGGGCCGGCCGGCATCCCGTCCATGCGCTACCTCACGTCCTCGTTCTCGCGGTCGAACGTGATCCGCGATAACGCCAAGATGCGCCGCCTCGTCGAGAGCGACAAATATCGCCAGCTCTACGGGTCCGAGGTCCAGCTCGACCCGACCTCGAACGCCAAGGACAAGTTCGAGAACCTCGCGACCGGCAACCGGGAGGGGCGCGCCTTCGCGTCCATGACCGGCGGGCGCGGCGATCGCGTGATCATCGACGATCCTCACTCGGTCGACTCGGCCGAGAGCGACGCCGAGCGCGCCGACGTTGTCTCGACCTTCCGGGAGGCTATTCCCGACCGCCTGAACGACATGACGAAATCCGCGATCGTTGTGATCATGCAGCGCCTTCATGAGGAGGACGTCGCCGGGACGATCGTCAAGCTCCGGCTCCCCTATGTCCATTTGAACCTCGCCATGGAGTTCGAGGCATATCGAATGGTCGACGGCCAGCGCGTCCGCGTCCCGCCTTGCCGGACGTTCCGCAAGGACGGGACCCTCCTGTTCGAGGACCCCCGGACCCGCGACGGCGAGCTGCTGTTCCCCGAACGCTTCCCGCGCGAGACGATCGAGGCGCTCAAGGCGGTCAAGGGGTCCTATGCTTACGCCGGCCAGTATCAGCAGCGGCCGACGAGCCGAGAGGGCGGCCTGTTCAAGCGCGCCTATTTCGCCGGAAAGATCATCCCCCGAGACAGGGTCCCGGCCCTCCGGCGGCGGGTCCGCGCTTGGGATTTCGCCTCGCAAAAGATCACCCCCGGACGCTCGCCGGACGCGACCGCCGGCGTCCTCATGGCTCGCGCCGGCGCGGATTTCTATGTCGAGGGCGTCGATCGAATGTTCGAGACGCCGGGGACGGTTCGCCGCGCGGTCAAGGGTCACGCCGAGACCGATCCGGCGGGAACCGTCATCCGAATCCCTCAGGACCCCGGCCAAGCCGGCGTCGATCAGGCGCAAAGCTACGTCAAGGACCTCGCCGGCTGGACCGTGAAGGCCGTCCGGCCGACCGGATCGAAGGAGGTCCGCGCCTCGCCGGCGGCCGTTCAGGCCGAGGCCGGGAACATTTACCTCGTCAATTCGGGGCCGATCGAGGACGGCGTCGACCCTTGGATCACGGCCTTCCTCGACGAGCTTTGCACCTTCCCGGCCGGGTCTCATGACGATCAGGTCGACGCGTTCGCGGACGCGTTCAATGAGCTTGCGCCGGGATCGAGCAAGCGATTCGAGGCCCATTCCGCCGGCGAGCGCGTCGTCTCCGCTCAAGTCGGGCGTGACTCACGCTACCGATTCGAGGATAACGCGGACGACGCCGGCCCCGGTTGGGGGTCGACGCGATCGGCGACCGGAGGAGGGTTCTAAATGGTCGAGGTTCCCGGTTTCCTCACTCGCGTCGCGGCCTTCGTCGGGATCGGCCCCGTCCGCCAATCGTCGCCAGAGGACGAGGGCGTCCCGCCGGACGTCAACGTCATGATCTCCCGCTCGCCGGAGATGATCCTTTCGGCCGCCGGCCCATATATGAAATGGCTCGCGGCCCCGGACAGCACGATCCTTCGGCGCGACGGCGCTCAGAACCCCGCCCTATTCGACGGCCTCCTCGACGATGACGTCGCGATGTCGAACCTTCAAACCCGCCGGCTGGCGATCACGTCGAGGGATTGGGAGGTCGCTCCGGGCGACGCCGACGACCCGCGATCGGTCAAGGCGGCCGAGGATTTCAAGGCCATGTTGCAGGCCCTTGGGTTCGATCGCGTGACCGGGCTTCTCCACTATGCGGTTTGGTACGGCTACGGCGTCGGCGAGGGCCTCTGGACGACGAAGCTCCATGACGGCCGGCGGATCATTTGGCTCGACGACATTGTCGTCCCGAATCGCAACTGGTTTGCGTTCACTCAAGAGGGCGAGCTGAGGTTCACGGCGAGCCTCTTGTCGATCGCCGGCGAGCAGGTCCCGCCGAACAAGTTCGTCACGATCAGGACCGGCGGGACGCACGATTTCGCGTTCTACGGCCTCGGCCTCGCGCATTGGGTCTATTGGCCGGTCTGGTTTAAGCGCGCCGCGACCCGCTTTTGGGCGCTTTACCTTGAGAAGCTCTCGAACCCGACGGCCGTCGGCGGTTTCGGCGAGGAGGCGACGAACAAGGAGAAGCGCGACCTCCTCGGGGCGTTGACCTCGATCGGGACCGACAAGGCCGTGATCGTCCCGAAGGAATACGTCGACCAAATCAAGTTCATGGAGGCCACGCGCAACGGCGCGTCCGGCTCGTCCTATTCGGAGTTCGTCCGAGAGCAGAACGAGGCGATCATGAGGGTTGTTCTCGGCCAGCCGGGGACCTCGTCCGCCCAACCTCAGGGGATCGGCGGGGGACAGGCCGAGCTGCACGGCGACGTCGCGGCGCAAATCGTCAAGGCCGACGCCGATCTCATTTGCGAGGGGATCAACTCGACGTTCGCGACATGGGTCACGCGCTGGAATCACGGCGAGGACGTCGCCCCGCCGACCGTGTATCGCGTCCTCGACGACGCCGAGGATATGGGCGAGGTCGCCGAGCGCGACGTGGCGCTCCACGGGATCGGGATCAAGAGGACCGAGGACTCGATCAAGCAAGTCTATGGCGAGGGCTATCGCTATGAGGAGCCTCCCCCTCCCCCGACCATGATCCCCGGCCAAGCTCCGGGGACAGGGAAACCGCCGGCGGCCGCGAACGACGACGAGGAGGCCGAGGAGGCCCGCCGCGCCCGGACACAGTTCGCCGCCGGCGACGAGACGCCCCTCTATGTCTCCCGCAAGCTCAAGAACGTCGCGGCGATCGCCGCCTATGCGCGAAAGCACGGGATCACGGCCGACGACGATCTCCACGTCACGGTTCTATATTCGAGGAAGCCGGTCGACCCGTTCAAAATGGGCGCGAGCTGGAACGAGACCCTCACGATCGCCGAGGGCGGCCCCCGCAAGATCGAGAAGCTCGGCGACAAGGTCGTCCTCCGGTTCCACTCGGACGACATTCAATGGCGACACGATCAGATGATCCGCGAAGGCGCGAGCCATGACTATCCCGAGTTCCGGCCGCACCTCTCGCTCGGGGACGCCGAGGGCGTCGATATCGAGGCGATCGACGAGCCATATCAAGGCGAGCTGATATTCGGCCCCGAGCTGTTCGAGCCATTGGAGCTTGAGAACGACGTCCTTTCGCAGTTCAGCGCCGCCGAGGAGGACGAGATCGACCGTCTCGCGGCCGCCCTCGCGGACGAGACCAACCCCCTGTTCGCGGCCTTTGGCGAGGCGATCCGGACCTCGATCGGGGACGCTCGCGCCGCCGGCGGCGGGACCTTGTCGACCGAGGGCGCTCGCGTGGCGCTCCTTGAGGCTTTCGAGCGTTTCCCCGCCGCCGAGCTGGCCCGCGTGACCGGCCTTCCTCTCCTCGCCGAGCGTGGCGCGGCCGAGGTCGGCCGGGAGGGACAGGTCCAAGCGTAGGAGGTCGACGTGAGGGTTCAAGGCGGGACGTTCGGGATCATTGCGGCGATCGACGCCGGCAAGCTGGACCCCTTCGACGCCGCCCTCCCCGACGACCTCCCGCGAGCCTTGCGGAACAATGCGGATTGGAGGGCGGTCAAGCGCCGCGATCGCCGCCGGCTCAAGAAGGCGCTCAAGCGCGAGCGAGTAGCGAACCCCTCCCCCTTCTGATATCTCCGCTCGCATGGACCGCGACGCTTTCAAGTTGATCAAGGGGAACCGCGACGTCGTCGACAGCCTCGAACACGCCCTCGACATGGCGAAGCGCGGGAAACTTGTCGGGGTTGTCATTTGCGGCGTCGCCGAGGTCGGGGGCGAGCCGACGGTCGGTTTCCATTGGGCGCACAAGAGCGACCTTCCGTTCGCTTGGGCGCGCTTGCTCTCGGCCGTGACCGACGCTCATCAGGACCTCGCCCGCAACGGCCTTGTCGAATGAGGGTCCGCCGGCTCCCTCCGCTCCCGATCCTCGTCGGCCCCCGCCCCCGCCTCCTTGAGTTCGACGTCGGCCCCCGCCGGCGGACCCTGAACCCGATCGAGGTCGACTCCGAGGACGTCCGGGAGTGGATCGAGCGGCGCAACCCCCGGCCGATCGGCCATTGGCGCGAGATCGGGGCCGAGGAATATGCTCGATCCTTCACGGCCGCACAGACGGCCGGCCTCGACGTCGTCGACGATCTCTATTTCGCGTTCCATGACACGATCGAGCGGGGCGGGACCGAGGTCGATTTCGAGCGCGAGGTTATGCCGATCCTTAAGGCAAAGGGTTGGCTCGTCGATCGCGGGTCGGCCGAGGTCGCCCGCCGGGTCC